ATACTTACAACGCATTTTTAGCCGGTTATGCAGAAGTGATCAACAACGAAACCGGCGAACTTTATGACCCAAAACAATTCAAACCTTTGTCGGAATCTACAATCAATAACTACCTGTGCGATTGGCAATCCTCAATCGGCACGTTCGGCAAGCGCAGTGGCGATCGTCAGCGACTTATGGCACAATTCAAACCTGCTCACAAAATGACAAAATCGGAATTTGCCGGATCGCTTGTTTCGGTGGATGACAGACAACCACCGTTTGAATACGCATCGGGACAACGTGCGTGGTTTTATTTGGGAATTGATGACGCAAGCGAGTGTTACATCAGTTGGGTTCACGGCAAGGATAAAAAGGGCATGATTGGCGATTTTTACCGTCAAATGGTGCGAAACTGCCACCAATGGGGTGTTGGCATTCCGATGGAACTTGAAGCCGAAAGCAACCTTAACAGCACGATGAAAGATGGTTTGCTGCTTCCGGGCAATATGTTTGAATACGTGCGCATCGAAGCTAACAACGCTCGTGGAAAAATCATTGAGCGTTATTTCCAATACATGAGATATCAGCAGGAAAAATCGTTGCCGGGTTGGATTGGTCGTCCGTTTGCTCGCAAGGAATCTAACCAAGCCGGAGCAAAAGATGTGCCGTTGCTACCCTACGAACATATAGTTCAACAAACGCTTTCACTAATCCAACAGTGGAATAACAGCCCACATTCCATTCACACCGATAAAACCCGTTGGGAAGTGTTTTTGGAGCATCAAAACCCAAATATCAAACCTATCAATTGGCGTGGCATTGTGCCGTACATCGGTTACAAAACCGCAAGCAGTTGCAGAGTTGGCGAAGTGAAATTACAAGGCGGAGCGTACTTGCTCGGCGATAACGGCGAGATTTATTTAGGAGAGCGATTGATCAACCTTATGAAATTAGTCGAAGGCGAAAAGGTGGATGTGTACTGGTTGGATGACAATGACGGCAACGTGATGAAAGCCTACGCCTACATCGGCAATCAATTTATTTGCGAACTGTTGCCAAAGCCGTCGTACAAACGTGCAAGAGCGGAGCAAACGGACGATGATTTGTTGGCGCGCGAACTGATGAGCAGTTACGTGGCAACGATTGAAGCCTACGGCAAACGTAAACGCAAAGCGATCGAAACGGTAACGGTGATTGACAGTCGCACACCGGTACTCAATACAAAATTCCAAATTCATGGATTGAAAAATAAGGTTGTGGGAGACCAGATCACTGCCGACATCTGCACATCTGCCTACTCGGATGATGTGCAAGATGCGGTGGTGATGCCAGAACCTAACGATGATTTTAATTGCGAATTAATCGCCGTTGAAATGGAAGTTAAACCAAGTTACGCACAGGAATACAAAAACAGATATTAAAAACCCAAAAACAACAATATTATGATTACTTTAACCAAAGAATTTAAACAAAAAGTTTTAGAGGCGTTGCTCAAAGCGCGCCAAAACTTCGACGGTAACGATGGGATTTTCGCCCATCAGTATCGAATCCACGCATCCGTTTTTTCACGCCTTAAAAACGGCGAAATTGACGGACTGTTAGAAGATGTGAAATGGCTAATGATTGGTCGAAGACTTGGCGTAGCAGCCGATGAACGGAAATGGAATGTTGCCCGGACAGAAGTATTTGAGGCAATCGAACATGAAGTTTTGTTTTGTCAAAAACACGCAAAAGCACGAGTGTTTGTGGACGACTGCGGTATTGGCAAAACATTTACGGCAAAGTATTTGAGCCGTACGCTCAAAAACTGCTTTTATGTAGATGCTTCGCAAGCCAAATCTAAGCAACTATTTATTCGACTCCTTGCTCGAACGCTCGGTGTTGATCACAGAGGCAGATGTTTTGATGTTCGGGACAGTGTGCTGTATTGCATACAGGCTCTACCAAAACCAATCATCATCATTGACGAGGCAGGTGATTTGGATTATCCGGCATTTTTGGAACTCAAGGCACTTTGGAACGCTACTGAGGGTGCTTGCGGTTGGTTTATGATGGGAGCTGACGGATTGCGAACGAAGATAGACAGTGGCATTAACAGTATGCGTGTTGGTTTTCGTGAGATTTTTTCGCGATTTTCGGAAAAATACGCCAATGTTGTTCCTGTTGGAAAAGCCGAACGTATTGATTTTTACAAAAAACTGATCACAGATGTTTTGTTGGTAAATGCACCGGACAAAAAGGCTGTTCCAACGATTGTAAAAAAATGTTTGATACAGCAGGATGGAAACATCGGCGGATTGCGCCGTGCCGAATCGTTGTTAATTCTTGAAAATTCGTAGTTAAATGGCAAAAGCGTTATCCATACAAAATTTGTACTCAAAGAGGTTTGAAACCTTGCGGATTCAAGGCGATTGGCGAGCCGTTCTTGGTGAGCCGGAAGCAAGCGGCGCATGGCTGATTTGGGGCAAAGACAAAAACGGCAAAACACGATGTGCTTTGCAACTGGCGAATCTTTTGTCGGACTTGACCAAAGTGTTGTATGTTTCGGCAGAGGAAGGCACCGGAAAGGCGTTTGTGGAAAGTTGTCGCAGATCTAATATTTCCGAGAAAAACAGACGGCTATTGTTTTCGGAATACATCGACATTGAGGATTTGAAAACACGATTAAACAAGCGCGGATCGGAAAGAATAATCGCCATTGACAACGTTACGTTTTACAACGATGATTTGAAAAACGGCGTGTTGAAAGAGCTACTCAAAACCTATCCGCAAAAATTGTTTCTTTTTCTCGCGCACGAGGACAGAAACGAGCCGTACACAAGCACGGCAAAGCTGATTAAAAAGTTAGCAAAGGTCATTATTTACGTTGAAGGTTTGGCTTGCACCGTTAGCGGACGTGTTCCGGGCGGAGTGATCAACCTTGACGAATTCAAAGCAAAAATTTATCATGGAGAACAAAAAACAAAGGAGGAATCATGAAAACAATTGAAATTTCACAATTAACGGCTATTTACAATCCGGATGAACGCAGTATTGCGTTTCTTTGCGATGGTAGCCCCTCGCATGGTTTTAAGGGCAGCCTTGCGAGTGTAAAACTTATGGAAGCCTTACAAATCGGCATTCCGGTACAATTTAAAGTAACAGACAAAAACATGGAAAAAACAGCGTTAATCAAGCAGTTTCACGCCATTTTGGCGAAGAAAGGATACATGAACATCAAGGAAGATATTTTGATGTCTTACAACGTTGCATCCACAAAGGATTTGACCGTTGAGCAGTTGGGGCAGGTTATCGGTCAGTTGAACAACGCTGCCACTCCGGAGCGAATCCGAAAAGAGCGTAGCACAGTGTTGTCGTTGCTCGACAAACTTGGCATCAAGGGCAACAGCGAAATCGGCTGGGACCGGGTGAATAGTTTTTTGAGCAATCCGAAAATTGCCGGAAAGCCGTTGTATGAGATGAGCCTTTCGGAATTAGTGCAATGTACGGCGAAACTTCGGGCGATAATTCACAAACAAACAGTATGAATTCAATATATTTAAAACTTGTACGCAACAGAAAACACCTCCGTTCACAAACAAATCGCACCATGAGAACAACCCCACCACTAATCGAAGGAAGTGAATTATTCCCGAAAAGTTTTGTGATGAACATTTTGGGAATAACGGAACTGGCGTTCAGACATGGTGTGCTGAATGGCGATTTGCGACAGATTAAATGCAAGAAATTCAAAGGTGTGCACTACTACAAAGGAACGGACATTTTGTATTATTATTTCAAACATCGAAAAAAACAAAATCAATATGAAAAAAGTGATAATTGCTGAAGACAGCTCCTGTATATATGCTGAAACGTATGCGTATCAATTTACGGAAAAAGAATTTAGGGTTATTTTTCCTTTAATCGAAAAGCAAATAGATAAAAAAATGCTTTCATTGCAAAAGAAAATAGACTATTATGTGGGCTTGGTAGAGTGGGATGCAACGGAAAAACAACAAACCAAATTATTCGAATATAAAGAAAAATATGCTTTTTTCGAACATATAAAAAAATCATTCTAAAACAATAAATCATGAGCGAACAAACCAAAACCGTAGAAATGACAGCCCAAGAGCAAAAAATCTACGAAAAATTCAGAGCCAAAGAGGCTAAAAAATTGCAGGAATTGCAAAAGAAACAGGATCGTGAAACCTACAAAACAATGATTGAGGAAACAGTTGAAAAACTTTGGGACTCGTTGTTTGAAGTGTCCGAAACTTTACGTGTTGCGAAAGACAACATATTTGCCAACTTTGAGGACGCTGTGGCACTCAAAGAAAACATCTATTGCATAAAAACCAATCAAAAAAGCCATTCGTTTACCGACACCAAAAACCGCACAATCACCATCGGACATCGTGTGGTTGATCACTACGATGACACCGTGAAAGTCGGCATCGAAAAAGTGAAACAATTTGTGGCATCGTTGGTAACGGACGACAGAACGGCAACTTTGGTTAGCACAGTTCTCGACCTGTTGCGTTGTGATCAGAACGGCAATCCGAAACCATCACGGGTTTTGGAGCTCGAAAAAATGGCACAAAGATTCAGCAATGAGGAACTACACGATGGCATCCAAATCATTAAA